TTCATAGGACCGTTCTTGCATCCTGTCCATCAGCCCTGAGTATTCACCAGTCATAGTGTCGTATCCGAGGACTTCTTCAGCGGATAATTTGACACGCTCGATATCCACTACGTGATAAAGGTTGGTTTGAGGTTGGTAAATGATCCATACAAACGCCCAAAACATAGTCGGGGACGGGTCGACAGCCACGATACTGATCCACGGGTGGGCTAAACCTTCGGGAATATATCCTGGTTGGCGGTGGTTATCTATACACCCTTGGTAATCCACCCCATCTGGACCGATACCACCAGTAATCCAGGTGCGATGTACAAGTTTCGTGTCGAGATCTAGGTCTTCTTGCTGATATACAACTTTGAATACGTCTGGTTTGTTGTATCTAATAAAAGATAGGTCTTTCCAGGGTAGACGCTTCGGGTCTAGTAGTGGACCGTCAGGATATGGCAGCGATTTGAAAGACCGTGACTCTTTACCTGTGTCCAGTTCCTCATAATACGCCCTGTAAATAATGTGGCGGTACTTTAATTGTTTAGCGGGTTGCCCAGCTTGAACATCTTCAGGTGTTTCAACATCCGACCCGTCATATTGGAGATCTTCTTCAATGTCGTACGTTTCTTTTGCGAGGCAGTGGGCGTAGAGGTCGCCTGATCCGAGTCTCTGTCCGACAACAGCCAGTAAGCCACCTGGGTCGCAGCGTGCTTCTGCGACTCCGTCCCAGCGTTCAAGTAATTTATCCCTTGCGACTGATTCACGGGCGTTGTCTGGTGAGGCGACATCGTCAAAGAGGCAGAGGTCGGCTCGGTGTCCGATGAATTCTGCTTCAATTCCGTAGGCACGTACAGTTGGCTCTTTGTTGTCCAACCCGTTTCCGTCAAGTTGCTCGACGACAAATTCTTCTGCCCGCCATAAGGCACCTTTGTCCACTGGTTTGAATCGTCCATAGTCAATTGTTAAACATCCTTCTGCATCTATTGCTAACCCCTTTTGAACCATCATCGGGTCAGGGAGAATTGGGGAAACCCTTTCGAGCGTTTCACGAATACGACGAGAATACATCTTCGCCATGTTCTGCGATACCGACCCGATCATTACACGGATGCGGCGATTGCGAACTATCGCCCACACAGCTACATCATGAAACAAAGTGGATTTGCCTGCACCTGGTGGGACGTTGAGAACTACAAATTCTTTTTCTTCGGACTCCAACAGGTTCACCAGAGTGACAGCAGCTTCTACTTGCCACGGGGATGGGACACGACCCAGGTATCGACGACGAAAATAATCAAAATCTTCCAAGCCTCGAAGGGCTTCTTCACAAAGCATGTCATGGGGGATAGCCGATGGCAAGTCAATGGTGTCCATGAAGTCCATGTGCGCCCGTTCTTGGCGACCACCGTTACCTGCACCAGTGTTGGCTTTATGGTTTGCTTCTTTACGGTTCGCTTCAAGCTCTTTAGCTCGTTTCAACCAGCGAGAACCCGTATTGACATGCACCCCTGTCTCTGCACAGGCATCTTTAATGTTTCGTCCTGAAGCTATTAAAGCGAAGAACTTGGCTTTGTCCTGAATTGGGACAGCTCTTTTTGTTCCCATACTGGGTTTATTCTACCACTTAACTTTGTTAGCCCAGTAAGCAGCAGACATTTTTCCTTTAGCAATGTTAGAAGCATGACGATCCTTAAACGCTTTATTACGTGCAGACCCATCAGGTGAACCCGACACACCTTGCTGACCGAACCGTATTGTTTTTACTTGGTCGCCAACTTTGGCTACAACTACGTGTGATTTAGTTGGGTGCTTAGGAGTGGCTTTGGGTTTGTTGTACCCAGATACTCCTGCCCGTTTCAGGCGAGAATCTTCAGGCATTACTTCTTCTTTGTTACAGAACCAGAAGGTTTAGGTGCAGCAGATTTTTTCTTAGGAGCATCAGGTCGTGGCATCCCTGGATTTTTTGGTTTAGGACCCATTTTACCTGGGGTTGCTGGCTTGTAAGGAGAATCTGGTTTCCAATCGTCACCCTTCCAATTTGGTTTGTAACTTGGAGGAACATTCTGTGTAGGTTTCTGCCCTTGTGGACCAAGAGGACCTTTGCGTGGAGGAACAATCCCTTGTCCTTTTGGTGGTGGTTTAGGTGCTGACGGGCGAGGACCAGGAATTCTGTTTGGTTTAGGTGCAACAGGCTTTGGAAGTGCTTGCGCAAAACCGCCAGGTTTTTTTGGTGCAGGAGGTTTCTTAGCCATTACTTCTTCTTTTTAGTTTTATTAGCAACGTTTTTGCCAACAACACCAGCAACAGTAGTTGCTCTAACAACCTTGCCTGCTTGGTTTACACCACGAATAACTTGTTTCCCAATATCGGAACCAGCACTAACAGCTTCTTTGATCTTTGCATATTCAAGATTGTTCATACGGGCTGCTTGCTGTCCACTAGAACCAATACTTGTAGACCCAAGGGTTTTACCAAAAGGGGTCATAACATTTTTAACTTTGCCACCAGCACCCGATGCTCCAAAACCTTTTGTGGAAGCCTTAAAAGCTGCCTCAGTTACACGGGTACCTGCTTTAGCCCCAAGATACTTAGCTACTTGTCCAGAGCCAGGAAGAAAAGTGGCAGCTAAAGCGGCATTAGCGACGTTCCCTTTAGTGATCTTGGAAACTCCAAGTGAAGAACCAAGACTGCTACCTGAACCAGCGAAACCAGACTTTGCGTTCTTGACAGGTGTCTTGGCTGTAGAAGCAAAACGATTAGGGGTAGAAGACTTGGCTAGACCAGTAGCTTTCTGCCCTGGCTTAGTAATAGCAGCTGTAGGTTTAACACCCTTAGATTTTTTTAGTGCTGCAATTTGTGCGGGAGTTGGGTTCTTTGCCATTACTTTTTCTTTTTGCTGTCCATCAACGCTTTTTGCTTTTTAGCAACCAAAGCATTAGCAGCTGCACGACCAGTAGTTGCAGCACCAGGGAGATACTTTGTTGGATCTCCAGACTTCTTTATAGTAGAAGCAAGGGTTTTACCAAGAGGTCCCATAGAAGGATTCGCTTTTGTAGGCATCAACGTTCTTTTTTCACGCACAAGAGGAACACGAAGAAGCCCACCAACTTTTTTAGCTGCACGACCAAGATCATCCATAGGTCCAGGTTTGTTAGAAGATTTCGCAACTGCTTTCTTAGCAGGAGGAGTCGGTTGTTTTTTTGCAGGAATTTTAGAAGCCATGAGTTGTAATAGTAACAGAAACACATGCTATGCTGATGACAACTTCACAAGACCTCCACGCTGGGATAGCGTCAAGGCAGGCAAGGCTGTACATCGGTTGCATGATGCGGGGCAATTCACACCAGGGAACTGGGGTAGATGAATCCTGCAATCAGACAAAAACGTTATGTACCTTTTGATCCTATTGTGTAAGAGATTCAAGCAGCGTTGAATGAACGATCAAAACATTCGAATCCTTTTAAGGTGTCGGCTAAACATGGCTACGGCGACCTTGGCATGTAACAGTGTCTAAACTGTGGGGGAGTTAAACCCAGGACTCTCACGATCAGGTTCCGCCGTTGGCGGCTACCGCCCTCGCTACGCATCGGTTGCTTGCAAAGAACGAGGCACAAAGCTAGGAACAACTTCCAGTTCAGTGGTTTTTCTTTTTTCTTCCCTGCCAACATGTTTAGAACAACAACAAGCTGGTGTACTTCTCCCCGCCCGAAACGTACAACACTCAGAACAACCACAAAGAGTAGTTACCCACCACACACAGTGAACACCCACGATCAACTCAACCCTCCACACAACAAAAGAGTGAGAACGTAACTTTCCAGGTACATATATATACCCCCCTATGAGCCTCGGCAGACCCCCAGTTGTGTTTTAGCCTACCGACTGGTAGGTAGGGAGCCTTTCCTTTGCCCCTCGCCTTTTTTCGTCCCTTGATATCGGCAACGCCTAGCCCCCTCCCCTTGGGATTGTTTCACGTGAAACATAGTCGCCTGTTCTCCGCTGGTGGGTAGCGGTCGGGTGGTGGTGCTTGCTTTTGTTAGCGGGTCGATCGCAATTGTTAGCGATCAGGAGTCGGTGACTGTTCGTGAAGTGGTCGGTGGTTACTTGGGAAGAGTCCAAGACTGTTGAGAAATTGGGGGTCTAGTCGGTGACTGTTGGAAAGTTTTTTTTGGATTTCTTTTTGAGCCTTATTCTGTAAGGGTTTCACGGGGTGGTCTGGCTTGACATGATGTTTCCTTCCCCGTCTAACTGTTGTACGATTTCTGTATCGAGTTATTCCGACCCGATACCTAGTTCCGAGGGGGACATTATGGACTACTACATTCATTACAGCGACGGGACTACTGAGACCCGCCACTGGTGCGACAAGTGCGACGAGCGTGTCGCTTTGTTCTTTCACGACACCGAGCAACTATGCAGAGAGTGTGAGGGCTAGAGATGCACGACTACATCATCCACGTAGTAGTAGGCAACACCTACGAAATCAGAGTGCGGGAGAGTTCACTACAACGGGCGCAGGGCGTGGCTCTGGCGTACGCAACAGACGGCGAACTCATCGAAGGCGGGCGGGCAATTCTCGCCAGTGAGGAACTACCAGAAGAGCAGCCAGAGAGCAGCAGCCAGATAGCGACCATCTACACGGGGTGCCAGAACTGCGACCATGAAGCAGAGTTTCACGGGGTAGTCCTCGAAGACATCGCCTATTTCCCGTGCCTGTCGTGCCAGACTGTTTTCACTCTCGGCACAATTGACGGGTGGTCAAACTTCTTTGACGAGGAAGACGAAGAGAACTAGCCGAAACTCCTACGGGAGTCTTGCGGGGATTATCGCCCGCAACTGATGAAGGCAGATACCTGAGAAGTCTGAAGGGGCTACACAATGATTACAAAAAAAGGGATAGAGATATCCAAAGTGCTACAGACCGCAGGGCTTGAGTGGCAGTGGGGAGATCGAGACGAGGTGCTAGACACGCTCTCGCTCATCTGTCGCCATACGGTCACATACACCCGCCTCCACGAGATTATGTGCGGAGATGCCACACACTCTGGAGAATGGGTCAATGCCCATTATGAATGGCTAGAGAAGCGGGACGCACAACTAGAGAAGCGCCTAGAGGCTCTCGGTCGCCAGTTGGCTATCTGGTGCAGCGCTGGTACACCGAAACTGGAGACACACAGTCTCTACGGCGTGACCGTCACCGTCACAGATGCACACGGAATTCCACGCACACGGGATATGGGGGAATGATGAAAAACTATCAAGTGACCCGTGACGGGCAGACGCTCGCCACATTCAGCACCGAGGGCGAAGCGTGGGGGTATCTCCTGCACTATCAGAGCGCAAGCATTAGCCACGCCGTAGCACATGAGGGCTACGACATTATCTACCCGAACGGGGCAGGGCTAAAAGGAATTGAGGCGGGCGCATGACAACGCTAGAACTCATCAAAAACATCGGCAAAGTAGCCGAGTGGGGTGACGGCTCAGGCCTGCACTATGAGGTCAGCATCACGGACAGTCGGCTCCGCTGGGGCTCTGTGGATTACCTTGTGACCCCCGTTGCTGGCTCTGGCTCCCGTTGGGTGTCTGGTGACTCGGTGAAACTGACAGGGGGCAAGTCGTGACCGATCTGCAATTCCTCGCCAGTGTCGCTATCGGCTGGGGCTTCCACGTCGTCTGGGCAGCAATGCGCCGAGACATGAAGACATGGCAGCAGCCAGAACAAGACCCAGAGGATTACCTCCCGTTCAACTAACCCCCCAAGGTGACTGGCAGACAGCCTGAGTTCAAGTCTCAGCCACCTACCATGCGAAGCACAACGCCGAGCAGCAGCAAGCCTGAAGGGGCTAACAATGATAAATAGAAAACCAACATCGAGAGAGACAAGGGCGTACGCTCGGCTGGTCAATGTCGCCAGTAGTTACGGAGCGTCACCCACAGAGCATGCAGCACTGGCACTGGTGCAGCAGATCGACAGCGGAGACACCCACATACTCGGACTGGTCGGTGACATCCTTGCCAGCAGTTCAAGTATCGCACCAGAAGACAGGGCTAGGGCGTTGTGTCGCCTCTTGGCGGTTCATGGTGTCGGCAGCATCGTTGAAAGTCGGATCGCATGAGTACCTATGAACAACTGCTAACACTGCTGGTGAGTGTGGCACCTAATGCCACAGTGAGCCGTGACGAAGATGGTCAGGTCATTATCCATACGAACTTGACAGAGGTTGAGAACTCGATCCTTGAGGAGATGGAAGCATGACAACGGTAGAGGCGTACTTTTCGAGCATGCTGTACACCAGTGGGCATATTCACCTGGTAACGGATCAGAACGGAGACACGGTAGACATCGTGACATTCTGCTCTGACAGGTGCCACCAGAACTGGTGCAGCAGCACTGGGAAGGCGTACGAGGGGTGGTACGGGTGTCAAGAGATGCCAAGCCCCGCCACTTGTGCTTCTTGTGAGACAGTCTGGAAGTGATCGCCTAATAAAATTAGTTGTAGTGTGCAAACTGTTTGAGCCTTGTGGGGTAAGGGAAATAATAATCCTTGACCTTGCACTCGAATTGTAGTACAGTTCATATATCGAGTTGAAGAACTTGAAACAAAAGAAAGGGAAAATATGAAGAAGTCATTAGAGCAGCAACTCATAGACAAGTGCATTGAGTTGAACATCGAACTGGACATAAGCGAAGACCGAATCTGGGTGGACGCTCCGCCTCATCACCAGTTCGGGACTAACGCCACCGACTATGAACACTGCATCATTCTGGATCGAGACGAGTGGGAGTTCGACAACAGAAAGAACAGCAAGAAGTACAACCACAACACGACCCGCAATGAGTCGATCAGAATAATTCTGGAAGCGGTCGGGACGTTGATGCTCATGGGTGATGACGAAGACTGTGAGAACGAAGACTGTGAGAAGTGCTACGAACAAGAAGAAGAATGATCTAACAATGTGGTGGTCACGCCAGCAGAAAGTGACCGTAAATGAAGAGGGACGCAGCCCTCTGTGCGCAGCGATTAGCGGGTGCGCCAGCCACAACTTAGGGTGACTAGCAGACAGTCAGGTGCAAGTCCTGACCATCCACCATATCGAGCCAGAACGGTGAGATAGTAGGTAAACCTTGAAGGGGGAATACACAATGAAATATCAGCAACTAAGGGACTACGCACTCCAGTGTTCACTTGAACACCACTTGTGCAATGTCGAAGACTTACTTACAGAAGGTAAGACACTCGAAGAAATCATGGCAATGGTCGAAGAGCCAGATAACACTGACGTGGTTATCTATGAGCCATACGAATACTACGAGTCGTCTTCCTTACTCGAAGCGATCGAGGATGCACGAGGCGTGAAGGTACATGAGTTCATGGATGTCTTGACCAAAGTGAACGGCGAAGAATGGGCAACCAACTACAAGAAAGAAGCAGAGGCTTAGAGATGAAAACATTCAACATAGTTTTTTGTTACTCGATACAAGAGACAGCACAAGATCAAGAGACAGCACAAGATAATGCGTGGGAAGCATTCGCACGGGCTAACCCATTTACCTATCGTGACTTTGCTATGACCGCTGAAGAAATGGAGCCAGAAGCATGAACTACAAATACCCACTCGGTAGGTACTGCCTCGCAGCAGTCCTATGTCCTGACCCAGATCACCCAAGATGGAAAGATGCAGAATTTATCGGTGATGAAATACACCGTGAGATCTACACACAACGCCTGTACCGCACCAAGGCGGGAGCGCAGCGGGCATTAGAAGGTAACTGGGGTGACTGTGTATCTGACGCTGCTTCGTATGACTGCCAGAGTTGTGACGATATTGCGGGTATGTACGTGGACGATGTAGAAATTGTGGTCGTATGAAAACCCAACTACTCGTAACGATCGAACACCCAGAAGACGGGTCAGTAGATGGACTCATCAACTACACGCTCAACCCAATGGTGCATGACATCAACAGCGACATTCAAGACGGCTACTCGGTCACGGTTGAACGCCTTGACAGCAACGACAACCGAATAGAGCTGGAAAACAAACTTGCCACGGTTATGAACAAAAAAGAAAACGCAATAGAGATACTGGTCGGGAGATTGTCATCAGTCGTAACCGCCGAACAACTATCCGCACTTATCAAAGCAGAAGAAGGAACACAATGAAACGCTATTCACCTAACCACCCCGCAGTAAAATCATGGGACAGACCACTAGACATACGCACCCGCACCCAAGTGGTGAGAGACAGGCTAGGACAGGCACCACGACAGATGAACTACAAAGCACGGTCATTCAGTGGGATGGTGTTCTGTCTCGGATCGTTCTACACGATGGAGTCCTCATACCTTCTAAGCCTCATCCTTATGGGTCTGGCTGGCTGGTGCTGGGTCAGTTCAGTGAACGAGTACAACCGATGAGCCTGCATATCTCTCTGATCTGTGACAAGTGCGAAGCACAATCAACCCCCCGCCATGGCACCGCAACAGATGCACGAGTGGAAGAGTTCAAGAACGGATGGTACTTCGATGGTGACGTGGATCTGTGTCCAGTCTGTTCAGGGCGTGACCCTGGCTACTGGAAAACAGAACCGTTCTGATGAGGAACACCCTACTCCGCCTTTGGTCGTTGAGAATACGCCGTGCCAAACCACCCGCACAACACCGCTGGGTAATCACACTAGGATCGTTCGACTTCGGCTCGACAAGTAAATACTTCAGGTATGAATGGGAAGAAGTGTGGGGGTGGACATCTTCAGCTCGCTACGCACAAAAGTTCAGGTCGCCTGATCTTGCAGAAGAAGCAGCGCAGTCATGTTCTTTGTACTACAAACAAACGTATAGCATAAAACAACTTTACTAACATTCTGGTACAATCAGTCTGCCCTAGTCGTCGGTTCCCCTTCCTGACGGCTAGGGCTTTACCCGTTGTTGGTAGTAGACGTGTTGGTCACGTTCTTTGGGGGTCATCCCCGCCCAGAACCCGTTACGTCTGCCCGTTGCTTCTTCGAATGGGAGTACAAACTTGAGGCACTCGCTGATGACAGGGCATACAGCACAAAAGCTTCGTGCTTCTTTCCATACACGTCCCGTTCCACTGTCGAAAGAGGCATCAGGGAAAAAGATCTCTGACGATACGCCTTTGCAGTGTGCTTTCTCGTGCCACGCATCTCTCATTTTTTTGTTGCCCGTTTCTTAGGGGTGTCACTCTGCACTGTATTTGTTGCGCCACATCGAAGGTGAATGGTTCTCTTCGACAGCTGCCTTGATCTCCAGTGTTTCGTACAGGCGTACAACATGAACACATGGGTCGTTTCCTTCTTCGAACTCTTCTTCTTCTTCCAGTGACATGGGTATGCCATCGTGGGTAGAACAGATTGGAGCCCCCGCAAATCCTTGCGTGACCCCAATCTTCATCCACTCATCAAAAGATAATGGTGTTGCCATTAGAAAAAGTCGTCAGCTGCCTGAACGGATGCGCCAGGAAAGATCTGTCCTACTTGTGCCATCGTTGCGTTCGTCTGGTCTTTGAGCCAGACATTCCAGCGGAGTGACACACCAATTTCGTCGGCAATAATCTTGATTGACTTGCCTTTGGTGCCGTCTTTTTTGGTGAACTCTTCTTGTTCTAGGCGTCCAGTGACGATCACGGTGTCCCCTTTTGACACACTGCTGGCAAAGTTTTCAGCAAGTGATCCGAAGGCGGTGATGTTGTGCCATGTCGTTTTCTTCTTGTCGTCTTTGCCGTAGGTGTCTGCTATTGAGAATGAGATGACAGCCATTTGGCTACCTGTGTATCGCATCTCTGGTTCTTGACCTATCTTGCCGTGTACGGTGATGTGGTTACTCATTGTTGTCCCCTTCCAAGGGTTGTAATGGTTTATGTTGGTTCGCAGCCTTGATACAACGGTGTTGTGGTGGGGTTGAGAGGGTTATGTAGGTAGTCACAGCTACTTTGCAGCGTGGGCAATGCCAGTGTTGTTTCAGCGAGATGCCCTTCATTGCGTTCATGTTACAGATGGGGTGTGTCAATGTCAAGAAGTTTTCTTGCTTTTCGACAGGCTCGACATTCTCGTGATCCGTTCGGTTTGTTGTAGGTATTTGCTTCGTCATATTCGTGTCCCCTTGGGCAGTGTGTTTTGTTTGCATAAAAATGTCTACCTCGATTTACTACGTCTTTCATGTTTTCTGTTTGGGTTCCACCTTCTAGGTGGTGGGGGTTTACACAGATTCGGTTGTCACATTTGTGGCGTACAACTGGCGGGTAGTAGTAGTGAGCTAGGAAGAATGAGAAGCGGTGAGCTGATCGGTGTTTTCCTTGTGCGTATAACTGTCCGTAACTGTCGCCTCGTAGGGAGCCTTGCCATTCCCAACATTCTTCGGGGGTGAGGATGTTTACTTTGTCCCAGAAGCGTTTGCTAGTTCGGTATGTCACGATGTCCACAGGTTCCCCTTTGTCCTGTGTAAAACATTAGCAGTATCTTTTCGTGCGTTGGACTTTGGGGTGTGGGGATCGGCATATGAACTGTTGTAATCCCATGCAGTTTTGGTATTTGATTACAGACCAGCCGTATGGACCGACGGGGTGGACAAATTCACCATCGGGTTCGGTGTGTCCGAGCCAAGCAATGCGGTCTACGATGCGGGCTTGCTGGATGGGGGTGTAGCGGTCAGCATTGGAGCTGTTGCTAAACCGCCGCCAGGTTCCGAGTGCGATTCCGTAGCCAGATGTGTAGTTACGGGTGGATGTGTGCCAACGGGAATCTGTTTCGCATTTGGCGAGGCGTTTGTAAAACCGCCAGGGCATTACGAGTGCTTCAATCTCTTTGGGTGTCTTAGATGCGCTTACAGGGGCTTCTGAGAGGATTGTAGAGGGGATGGATAGGGCAATGATTGTTATGAGGATGCGTGTACGCATGGTTCTCCTTTGTTCAGGGGATGGGTCATTTAGGTGTCATAGTTCTCCCAACTAAGTACTGTTAAACGGATTGAAATAGTTTAGCAGTGCTACTGCAAAAGCCTTAGTGCATTGACTGGCGCATACCAGGTTTTCTCATTGAACTTCCACTCGTCACGTTTCGCTTCATGTCCATACAACCAACCGACAGCAACGTAAGGTTCACCCAACCAGTCAGGTGCTACTCGACGTGTACGTTTTGCTAGACCACCAATTACAAGTGCGTACTTCAATGTCTCATCATCATGGATAGTCATGCGTAGACCATTTATTTGACCAGAAGTTGAAGGGAACCCACGTGGGAACGCATAGCGAACTTCTCCGTAGCCAGGAATATCTAATGCACTCTTGAACTTATTAACGTGAGGTTCGAATTCGTTCATGCCCATCATGCGGGCAAAAGCTAGTTCACTTCCTGCACAGATCATGTGTTGTAAAGATTCCCATACGTCGCCTTCGGAGTAGTTCATGTTGCGTTGTGGTTGTCCGAGCATGGGTTCTTGACGTAACCATCCGACTCTGGCGCAGATGGCTTCTTCGGCAACGGTTAGTTGGTATGACCAGCGTGACCCGTCGGGCAGTTTGTTACCAGCCACCGAATTTGTCTCCAAGTAATACACCGCAGAGAAAAACGCTCGTGAGTGTAACTACCATCATAAAAAAATCAGTCATTGTTTGCTGCCTTTTCTGCAAGGTATAACGCCAGCTCCATTGCTGAAGTTAATTGGGTCGTGCCTTCCAACTGTCTCCATGCTTTAACAAACTGGGCGACACATGCTTTGTATTCGTCACGTTCAACCTGCACCTTGGCAAAGTCTTGTTCTGCAAACTGAATCTCTTTGTCTCGGAGCCATTCGTATGCATCGTCTTGGTGTATGTATTCACTCATTAGTAGCCCGCTTCCTTCAGTAAAGCAGCGAAGACACGGGCAGGCATCACCGCATACCAGTCGCCAACATCCATCGTGCCACGCTTCTTAGCAATGACAGCACCCATAGTTACCTCGGCGTTAGCCATCTCAACCTTCAATTCTTTCATCCATTCAGACAACGTAATTGTCTTATGGTCTTTAACTTCTATAACGACTGGCGCACCCATGTTGATATCGCCCTTGTCAAGATTCCCTGACAACGCACGACGCTCTGTATAGATCCAGCCTTCACCTTTAAGCCATGTGACTACAGCGGTTTCAGCTGCGGTTCCTTTTTGTTTTGCTTTACTCACTGCGCCTAGCCAGTTCATCACTTAGACGGCGACACTCTGATGAGAGCATGGCGTTGGTATCTTCGAGCAACATCAACTTTTCTGTTAAACGATTGTTCTCTTTGACCAAGGAATCAACAGCTTCTTGCCACATGCCGTTATCCATTGGATGCCTCACTCTCGAAACATCCTTCATAGAATTTATGTCCGAAAATTTCAGCAGGGTGAAGACCAAAACGTAGACACCATTTGTCTGCGGTGTAAACACTCAACCCGTCTTGACCCCAACGTGTAAGCGTATGGTTGTCCAGGTATTGCAACTGTTCTGCTTTAGTGAGAAACTCAATCAACGGTGCAGCATCAAGCCTGACATCACTAGACATGGCAAGCGGGCGGTACTTCTTTCGTGTTGCAGACATTCCTGCACAGCAAACTGTGCATCGACAACCCCGACGACGGTACATGGATGCACCGTGTTCAGTTATTTCTTTGGCGTTCATGCTGCTACTGCTTGCCTTACCAGGTCACGAAGAAGTTGGGATCGTTTAACCCCTCGTTCTTCACATAGTTTTGCTATTTGTTTCAGCTGGGTGTCTGTTACTCGGATGCCGATAACTCTTACTGATGCTTCGGTTGCGGTAGGATCGACGGTTCTTTTGTTAGCCATCACTCGCCTTCCTTAAATGACACAAGTTCTTTGAACGCTGAACGTAGTGCGGGTAGGTGGGATTCCATCCAGGGTGTGCCTTCGGGGATGCCAGCGTTGGCAGCCACTACTTTGGGGTCGATGCCTTTGGTTTCACAGGCAGCCGTAAACTGGTCAATCTGTGGTTGGGACAGTGGAGTTAGGGTCTTGGGTTTGGACTGCTTAGGAGCCTGCTCAGGGGCGTTAGCGGCAGCTGTAGGACGTGGCTTAGATGGGGCTGGGTTGTGGTCTAGTTCTTCCCATTCGTTCTTTGTCCAGAGGTTCAAACTGATACCAAAACGCATAGCTCCGTTGCGTAACGCATCTCCATAGAGTTGCTTGTCAAGATCAAAAGCATTGGCTTTCGCTGTGCCAATAGCAAGACGTGAAGTACCGAGCAGTGTCAGCTCGAACCACATGGTTGCCATGTCGTTCACGATGTTGCAAGCAGGGCGACCATTCTCCCAGGCGATAGGAACTAAACGCCAGTGGGGATCGACGGAAATTAAAATGCGGGTGATATCTGCGTGTCCGACATAGGACATTTGCTGCCCGCCCTTGGGTAGAAGACCCACGATCTTTGGGTCTGGTACTGCGTACTTGTTCAGTACCTCTAGTAGTTCTTTGGTGTTATCTGTTGTCATTATTTTTCCCCTTTCAAAAGGAAGGTACGGGTTTGTACTTCTTTGATGTATTGCTTGGCAAGGTCGGGGTGGGCAAGGCGCAGTGCTTTGGAGTCAAATGATTCCCGCTTCTGTCCCTTCCACGTAGCAACCGTGACACCATTCAATATAGCGGTGTCAGCTTCACCCAACAACTCGCAAAACTCTGCTTTTAATTCATCTTCTAATTGCTTATACGACGCAAGTTCATTACGAACATGGCGCAACCGTTGAATCAACTCAGCACTATCACTAGGTAGCTCTACGGTGCGGGACACTGGACGTTGATACCTGGTCTGGATAGTTTCATATGACCACTTAACACCTGATGGTGTCATGCCCAGCTCAACACTATTCAACCACTCGGTCACTGCTTCGATATGTTCAGCAACTTCTTCCTCGGTGATGACCTGCTCAACCAAGGTAAGACGCAAAGTGTTGTCGAAGATTGCCCACGTAACACGCTTAGCATCAGCACAAATGTATTGGGTGATCCCCTGGATACGCCAGTAGTCAGGGAGTGTGCCTGAGTATTCACGGCTGGTGGTTTTGACTTCAAGGATGTGGCGTGTCTCTTCGTTCCAGCCGTCAAGGGTGGAGATGAGATGGCATCCGTTGTCTGTGTCGTAACAGAACAGTTCCTGTGGAGTTTCAAATTGGACACCGAGCCTGTCGCCAGCCCATGTGATAACGGTGTCTTCAAGGCGGTTGCCTGTCTCCATCGCTGCATTGGGGGTGATAGGGCTAGGTGCCACGCCTGATAGTTGTTCAGCTGCGTAGTGGTCTTTCTTTACGAAAGGATGCAGACCATAGATAGCGGCTGCGGCACTGGCTGAGATGCGGCGGTTGCCTTGCTCATCCATGTAACGCTGGTCAAGCCAGGCTTGTGAACCATGTGGTTGCTTGTGGATACGGTAACGATTGAAAGTCATTTAACTTCCCCTTCTCTGTGTAACAGTTGTTGCGTTGCACCGTACAGGAGGGGTGTGTCATTGTCAAGAAGAAAGAAGGATTATCTTTCTGACCATAGCTACGGGAATATAGAATAAGTTTATTCCTTCACCATCGTGGATGCTTTGTAGCAGTGTTATGTGGTTTTCTTTAGAGCCAGGATCACCAACAGGCACAAGGAACCCTACTGATTGCACCAGGACTTCGCCGTCGTCTTCTACTTCGTCAAGGGTCAACCAGCCTGCGTCACCACCACACGCATCAGCCCAATAGATAAGAGCCATTGGGTACGCAGCTGGGTCTAATTCATTCGTCTGAAGGTTCGTCAAGAGGTTCTCCTTCGGTGCGACACTCAACACAGTACCGACCTGTTTGCGACAGCCATACTTCTCCACAGGTGGGACACATAAATAGATTGCGAAAATTAGTCACGGTCTAATCTTAGTTGAAGATTAAGCTGCCTTGTTTTGCTTGTGCTGTAAGGCTTCTAACTGTTGCACAGCACGGAAGAATTGATCCTGTTGAGTGATAGGAACGTGGATTTTAGATAGAAAATACAGGAGTGTTTCGATGGTTTCGCTTGTCATAGGACTCACGACAGTATCAGATTACCGTGGCTTAGTTACGTAGTCTTCAACTATGGTTAAACGGTTTTCTATACGGTCAATAGCATCACGCAATGATGAACCGCCGTTGTTTTTCATGTTCATTTCAACAGTAGTAATTGCATTATCTAGTCGTTGTCCCCACCGAAAAAGAGGTCTAACAATACTACGATAGATAATACCGATAGAAACAATAGACCCAGCAATTGAAGCGAGGACACTTACTATTGTCATTTCCCGTCACACCACTGCCAGTGCCAGTGTTCAAACTCTGGAGACTTAATGTTGTCCCCTTGAAGGTAGAACCCAAAGGTAGGTGCGTTATCGCACATCCACTTAAATCCTTTTTTGGCTGATGCCATGCCGACAATGTTTCCACCTTTGCCTTCTACTGCCAGGTCAATAGCAAGACCCCAGCCGTGGTTAGAACCTGACTTTCCTGTCGGGTCTGGTGCAGCTGAAGGTGCCTTGCCTTTCTTCAGAATCCATGTCTTACCGTCAAACTTGCGGGTGACTGTGGTTTTCTTGCCGAGCCGTGGGTCGTTTGGTTTGGCTACTTCGTAGCGATCCATGAACATGGCGAACTGTCCGTCATAGGAACGGTAGTCACCGATGTTGCGAAGCTGGATGTCTACTGCCATTGCTGCGTCATACATTTTGTTGAACGCTACGGCTGCTTCTTTATACATCTTGCCGCCAGTCTTAACGCCAACGAGAAGGCTCTTGTCTAGACGACCATTGATTTGACCTTTCAAACCTGCTGGTACTACTAACTTTTTATATGGAAGTGTCTTTGACATTTTTAGTCCTCGTCTATGCCAATGCCAGCAGCAATAGCAAGTATGTTGATAGCAAAAGCAACTGCACTAATGTACAGAGCTTTACTGAGCGTATCCCCAGATAGGGTGATAAGCATAAGTCCAGTGCTGGTTAACCACAGCGAGAGGCTGATGATGGCTCCTAGATATTTACGCATAGGTTGTACTTTATCACTTTCGTTTAGTTGGGATAGCCATGAGTGAGGTCATGATTGTGATGGCAATTAAGGCTCGGCGGGTACCGACGGGTACTGTTGAACCGATAGGGACGTAGGTGTCTACTGCCCCTCCGAACACATTGACTGACTGCTCAAAACTTTTTCTGACAGACACGGGTGCGGATTGGACTGCTGACACTAACTCCACTAGGTCGGTATCGGATAGATCATCTAGGACTAACGCTTCAAAGACTTGGGTTGCTTCTTCAGCGGTGATGACAGCTAATGCTGCTGGGCTGGTCGCTAAAGCAATAGCTTGTTCAGCGGTCACGACAGGCGGTACAACTACTGGTGGTAATGTTGTTGAAGTTGTTGTTGAAGTCGTAGAGGTTGTGGATGTACTTGTTGTTGTGGGTGCCAGGGATGTTGTTGTCGTGGCTGGCACGGTTGATGGAGGCACAGTTGTTTGAGGAATGGGAACAGTAGATGCCGTGGTGGTTGTGGTTGATGTGGTCGTTGTGGCTGGCACTGTTGTGGTGGTGGTAGACGATGTGGTTGTTGTCGTTGGGGCTACCGTGGTTGTTGTTGGTGGCAGTGTTGTTGTGGTCGTTGGTGCAAGGGTTGTAGATGTTGTACTTGTAGTCGATGTTGTCGATGTGGTTGACGTAGTAGATGTAGTGGTCGTCGTAGATGTCGTGGTCGTGCTAGTAGACGAAGTAGTAGTAGTCGGCTCCTCAGTAGTAGACGTGGTGTTGGCTGGTTCCCCATTGAAGGACAGCTCGTACTGCTCATTCCAGCCGTTACCCCCACGCCACACATCAGGTTGCCAACAGCATGTACCAGCTCGTAAACGATACCGACCTGGTTGTACTTCTATGGAAATGTATGACTGTAAACCAAAATGGTCGTCAACGCTGACAAGCAGAACGTCTTGTTCGTTGTACAGCCATAGTTGAGGGTCAGAGTTAAACCCGTCAACCATGTAGGTCCGTGCCTCAAACTGTGTCGGCTCGGTGTATTCAAACCAGTAATCAGTGATACCAGTGATGATTGGATTTTCTGCGCTGGCACTTGATGACAGGAACAGTATGGAAAGTACAACCCCTACTAGGGCGTAACGGCTACGCCTTTTTGCCGAAGGCTGCTGCAACTTCTTCTTTAGTGAGGGTTCCGTCTTCAGACCATGAACGAAGCAGGGCTTCGGTTACTTTTCCTGCGGCTACTACACCTGCGATGGCTGCTGATTTCCAGAGTTCTACTCCGAAGATTGCGCCACCTGCTACGGCTGCGAGTGCGGATGATCCGAATACCCCAAAGATTCGGAGGATGAGGGTTTGTACTTTGATCATGGTTGGTATCTTAGCCTAATCGTGTTTGATGATGTAGTTGACTAGGGCTGATGGTTGGACGTTGCCGTGGGTTGCAGCAGCAGATGATGCTCCTGAACCAGTAGACGGACCACCTGTGTTACCAGTAACAGGGTGTGTATGGCTGGTATGTGGGGATGTTGTGCCACTAAAGGAGTGATTATGGGTGGTGTTTTCCGCACCTGTGCTATATGTTGCATCAACACCACCCCCAGGTCCAGTACCAATAACTGATACACCCCCAGCAGAAAGACTAAAACCAGCAACTAATTGACCGTGGCTGTGGTCTTGTGTTTCAGCATTGACGTTGCCAGAATAAGTATGGTCGTGGCTGCCATCACTTGTAGCACCTAAAGTACCAGCACCGTGGGTGTGGCTTCCTAAATCATGGGTATGGGGTGCGGTGCTAGTCGTAGAACCAAACTTGCTTAGCAATGCACCATCAAACGGTGCTGAACCTTTACCTACAAGAGTATGACCTTGGAGGTCTGGGGTTGTAGCACCAACCAGTGCAGCCAATGCGGTGTACCCAGATGTGCTTGTGCCGTTACACAAAAGCCAACCAGTAGGTGCGGTAGCACCAGGGTAAGCATTGATAGTACCAACAGGGACAAGGAAGGCTTGCAACGCAGCAGCCAAATCACCAAGGACAATCGTGCTGTTCGCAATCTTGGCTGAAGTAACAGCCGAATCAGCAATACCTGCTTCAACAATCTGCCCCCATTTGAAACCATTAGTAGCTGTACTGTCAGCCTGCAACACGTGAGTGTTTGTACCAACACCAAGACGGTTAATGGCTGAACCATTAGTAGCAATCAAGTCGCCCTTGGTGGTCATCACTGATGCAATCTCGTTTGCTTCATCAGCTTCATCAGCAGTAAACACAGGGTAAATAGCTGCACTGTCATTATGACCCTGTGCAGAGGTATCATCTTGCGCTCGAACAACAGTCAAAGTTACCCCAGAAATAGCTGTGACTTTAACCTTTTCTTCCTTTGAAGTGCCAGGTTCAACAACACAATAATATGGGAAAGTAGTAGCCCACCCAGAAACAGTATCTACAACAAAAGAAAGGTCACTATCGGTTGCGGTACTGGTCAACACAGCCTTAGCAGGTGCGCCTTTATATCCTTTTCGTACTGGTAAAGCCATTAGATTCTCCTAGTTTTCTACAGATCGCATTGTAACAGTTGCCGTGCCATCCCAAGACCAGGTGTTTCCTGTGCTATCTATGGGTTGCCATTCAACATCTTCAGTGATGACACTATATGAACTGGTGCCTAACTGGAGGGTGACGATGCGAGGGTTATGGATAAGACTATTGAGGGTGTCTAGTTCCTGTTCAGGGTTCATATAGATGTCACGGTCACGGGGGCGTATCTTGGTGTGGAGAAGGACAGGGATGGAGAATACTTCTGACCTGAATGGGGCTGCGTATGCTCGTGCCATCCATCGTGTGACGATAGGGCTGTCATCGGTGTCAACGGTTCCACGGGTTAGTACCAGTTTGAAATCAGCTTCGATGGTTTTTGTGTCGGTACCTTGATAGGTGTATTCGATTCCGCTTTGAGTAGAAAATGTGCCAAGTTGGGTATAAGCAGAATTGTCGTTAGATAGATAAGCTGCAACAGACCCAAGTAGCGGTTCGGTACGGACATCAAATTTAGCTACGAACTTACGGTCTGGGATACCCCAACGGTATGTACCAAATTCTATTTCTCCTGATGGGACAACAGTTGTTGTGTCTTCACCGACAACACCAACCCCTTGGACAAAGAACATTCGTTTGTCGTCATAAGTAACGACATTACTGGCATCGGCTGTTGAGGTGTACATCAAGTCAGTAGCAAAGGCGGGTGTGTTTGCGGCAGTCAATGTGGACAGGTCAAGGCGACCTAGCCCTGTGGATACACCGTCATAGTTTGACCATGTAAACCAAGAGTATTTACCTTCGGAAGTTATTTTCTGTACTGATCCGCTGGTTGGGATGATTGGTCCAGCTATAAGGTTTGAGTTCGCATCGGTTGTGCAGTATCGAACGCCTTTGTTTGTGCCAAGAATAATTGAGCCAAGGTATCCGCTGATTGCTGTAACTAATTCACCTGTTGGTAGTTCAAGAGCGACAACTCCTTTGTCTAAAGTGCCGTCTGCTTTGATGGTGATTTTGTAGATAAGAGATTTCTTGCCTGCATATCCTGCTGCGTATACAGCGTTCTGTCCTGTGGCTACACCAACGAAACGAAACGCAGTGTCGTCAGGTTCAATTACTAGGGATTTGGAGCCAGTAGCAGAAATTGTATGGAGGTCGTTATCATGCGAACCAAACATGTAGTTCTTGGCGAACCCAAGCATGTAGTAATTGTCTGTTCCTGTTACAAACCTTGTGGCGTCAACGACTGATGGGGCTGTGGCTGTTTTGATAACACGAACACCATCGCTAACAAAAGCAACGTAAATGTTTGTGCCGTCTGTAGCCATTGCTTGCACGGAACTAGCAGGTTCTCCTGTGCAGTCAGTCCATGTAGGGCTAGTAGCAAAAGGATTGGTGCTGAAACGAATACTGCCATCGGTTGCTAAATAAACACTGTTGTTTTGGACAACCATATGGTTTGTAGTAGCAGCAGAAGCAAGAAGCAACTTAGTCGCACGATGCAAACTAATCTGCCCCTTAACCCAAGGGTTAATACCCTTAGATTTATAGAACATATAATCCTTGGCTTCGGCTGTGTCGGCATACTGTTGACCTGCACCAAGATGCCACGAGTCCTGCCCTCTGCGCCACAAACCACCAGGGTTAATAGCTGCCTCACCAGGAGCAGTTGAATTGTCCTGCGAGTCACGGACACGTTGCTCATGGCTACGCACATACCTGCCTGATTTCATATCAATCAGATACGGGCGACCATTGATAGCCACAGGGTAAACCGATGGGACAACATTCGTTTGTGCTGTACCCGAATAAAATGCAGGGGTATCTACAAACGGGATGCTAAACGTGGATGCTGTCGCCACGACTTAACCTCTTTGTAGGAACGTAGGGTATTGCCGAGCGAGCTTAGCTGCTTCGGCGGTGATGCGATCACGACGCATACGGATAAGGCTAGTGATACTGCCTGATACTGCACCTGCTGTGACTTCATCTGCACGGCGGGTGTCGCCTTGGGATTCGGTGAAGTTGCGTTTCACTTCTCGTGGGGCTACTAAACGAATTTGTGCGCCGATAACAAGAAGATCTTCGGCTGATTCAGGGAACCCAGCGTTTAACTGGATGCCTTCTGTTTCGGTTGTGACCTTAGTGAATGGGGATCGGTAGGTGACACGGACATCACCTGGGCGTACACCTTGGTCGAATTGAAGTGCCAATCCTGAACCAAAATCTTTTGTTGGCATGTCACGAAGGAGTTTGACGTTGCGTACCTGCTGATAGTCAGACGATAGATACCTTGCACGGACTTCGATGAGGTCAATAACACCTGCGACTGATGGCAGGTTGATTTGACGGTCTGAACCGTTGTAGTTCAGGTCAAGGATTTTGACTTGGAATAGCCCGTTCATAGGGCTGGACAGGTCGGCTAGTTCGTCGTTGATTGCTTCTAGGATTTGCGCCCGTGGGAAACGTGGGTTGACAATAAGCATGGAGTTGACCACATGGGCGGCTGCGACTGTGGCGTTGAAGGCTCGTTCAACGGTGACGGTTTTGCTGGATTCAGCAACAGACCAGACATACATTTGTTCTGAGTCAACTTCGATGATGCTGCCTGCACGGACTCCACCGACTTCGTAGGTCAGGGTAAGGGTTGTCGCCGTAGCGTTAACTGCCGAAGCTAGTTTGTTACGTTCCTCAATAACTCCAGACAGCAGTTGCCGTTGGGTTCGGTTAATGACTTGGGCGACTGTAGCCACTGTTTCTTTTAACCTTTGCCTTTAGCAGACATGGGGACTCCTTGTGTTGGGACAAGGCAATCATAGCCTATAGTGCGTCAGGTTCGTTTTAAGTCTTTGATCTGTTGGGTTTAACGCCACGGCTTGTGATCCGTGGTGGAACGCTTCGTCGCTGTCTCCGAGGTGGTGGCAGGCGATTGCCATCAGGTCGTGTGGTAGCCATCCCCAGGCGTCTGCTTCACATAGATAGTCCAATGGTTTTTCGGTGATTGCTAAAGCCGAGGATGCTGCGTTTCTCACTGCAAGCCAGTTGCGTTTCTCGTGGTAGTACATCGCTAAAGCAACCCATGATTCACGACGGGACGGGTCTTCAGCAATAGCACGGTACAGGTGGTAGTCAGCTGCGGTGGGTACCATTTTGGCTAGGTACCTGTGCGATGCTGCTCGTTCTGGGAACCACGTCGATAGATCAAGGTGACGGGCGAAGTGGTATTGGGCGAGGCTGTAGTCACCGTGGAAGAACAACTCACGGGCTAGGTAGAACTGGTTGCGGTCATCCCTTGGGTCTTCTTCTACAGCAAGTTTGAGTAGTGGCAGGTATTGACTGCGGGACTTTGATGCGTCGGGGTGGTGGTGGATTTGTAGCCCGTCTACCCAGTGTTGGGTTTCACCGTCGGTGGGTTTAAGGACTTCATGGACTGGGTGTTTCCATGTGTAGCCGTGCCGTGCATGGATTTTGTCGCCACCATAAACCAAGCCTTCAGAACCGTCGGGGCTCCATGACCAGATGTATTTGTAGCGGGGGCGTGTCGTGCCAGCAGGGATTGCTTCTAAG